GAGTGGCGCTAAGATTTTTTGTATAAATTCTTGCGTAATTATCGCTGTAAACTCCAGCAGAACCATAAGTAGTTTGCCTTAATATTGCGCTTGTTGTCTGTGTACCCTCAGCTGTTTTATCATAATTAAAACCGGCCCTAGTAAGCAAATCTTTCCAATTTCCATTTTTAGTGGTTGTTCCTTCAGTTGTGTTTATTGAAGCATCTATTGTAATCTGACCTCCTGCATTGAAATAATGCCTTCTAGCTGTTGCACTACTCCATGATACATTGGCAGTATATCTAATTTGGGCTGCTGCAGTGCCAGCTGCTCCAACACCCCATGCATTAGTAAATTGAGCAGAGTTACCTAATGACGTAATAGACTGGTTTGGGGCATCTATGCTAAGCCTATTGTCATCAATATCGTTGACATACTTTACATATTGATTATGGGTTTTATTATCTGCACCTGTAAGGGCACCTGCTGTTATTTCATCTCCAACCTCTATGTTTCCTAAATTGAAATCGGCACTTGTTTGATGCTTCCAACATTTTTCTATATCAGTCCGTAACGCATCTAACTGTGCTGCAGTAACTAAATCCCCGTCTACAGTTGGATAATTTGTTGCTGTTACAGGACTACTTGTTACCGTTTGTCCATAGCCATAATCTCCTGAACCTTGACCTAAAATTTCTTTAACCTTATTATGCAGGTTATTATAATCCTGTGCATTAATTGATACAGCTTGCGAAACTGTTGATACCATACTTAACTCCGTGTAAACTACTAGTTTTATTTATACAATAATTTCTACAATTCCAACTGAATCTGATGAAAAATCTTCTAAACTTTTTCCAATAATACAGAAATCACTAATATTTTCTAAATCATTAGCTGCTTTCGCTGTTCCGCTTACAACAGAAGTTACTAACAGATCACCTTTAGATACAGGTCCTACTACCTTACAAGGCACCCTTCCTCTTAATGCTACTGCGACAGTACATCCTTCTAATTCACTGTTCATTACATGAGCTGGATTTGTAGATACTACTCCGACTACTTTGTGATCAAAATCAGAAGTAGATTGAGTCACTTCTGCTTCACCCCCTATCACTAAGACTGTACCAGGTTCATACTCAACATCACTTAAATACATCTCAGCTAAATCTGCGTATTGTGCTGCAGTTGCTGTACCCCTAAAAACATTTGCACGTATATCTCCAGTAATATCTCTGGCACATATAGACACACCAGTCGTTGCGCTAGTGGTTGCTGTAAAATAACCAGTTTGTAAAGTACTGCCTTCCGTAAGGTATGAAACTTCTAATTGATCTGCCTTATCTGCTTTACCAATGAATCTATCAGCATAAATATTTTGAAAACTTGCCGTAGAACTTCCTATATCAACTATTCTTACACCAGCCGCATCTAAGCTGTAAGAATCGCTAGCTGGACTTATAACTATTTGATATCCAGGTAATACTTTATCATGCGTTAATCTTAAAGGCATTCTTATCGTATTATCAGTATCTCTTACTTGGAAAAAGACATCATACCCTATTTCATTTCCTATTACTGCTTGATTATCGTTTATAATTCTTAAACGTAAAGCACCATTGTCGCCTATAGCTATACCTGTATCACCAAATCCAACTTGACTAGAAAATGTCAAGTTTTCGCCAAATTGTACAAACTTATCAAAAGTCTGGCCACCTAGTCTCTCTGAGTTTGATGCTGTTCCCCACCATCGATGGTCAGTACTTGTTACTCCCCCTGTTACATTTTCAGTATTTTTTAAGGTAAGACCTCTATGAATTTTATCAAATCCTATATATTTTGCCCTATCTTGTTCGCCTATTGTAAAATCCTCAGACCCACTTATAATGTGGATTATTTCATCATTTACAACACTTGCTATAACATATCGATTATTACCCCCTATATCTTGGATTGTCCTACTTTGAAACTGTGTTACGCCTTCTCCTGCGCCTTGTGGTCCTATCAATATCCATTCGTTTCCGTTGTAGGCGTATAGTTGCTCGTTAGTGGTATCCCACCAAAAATCTCCTATAGTAAGACCTGCAGGAGCTTGTCCTCCTATTTCAGAACCACCAGCAGTTCTCCACTTGCTCCCGTCATAAAACTTAAACTTGCTGTTGACAGTATCAAACCAAGCTTGTCCTGGTAAAGCTTTTGGAGGTTTATTACCTCCTGCAAAATTTTCTAATAAGAATACAAAATTTTCATTTTGTATTTCTCCATATCCTGCATAATTTTTTCCAACTAATTTTAGATCAGTTGTTTGATCAATAGTTCCATCTTCAACCACAGTAAGTGGTGCACCATTATAATTATCAATATTATACGCCATTAATTTCCCCTATCTGTTAGTTGTATTTACCGTATTTCACACAACTATCCTATCTACTCCTGTGCTATTCCAATAACTTCCGTCACTTTGAAATTTATAAACAAATCGATCTACAGTAAATTCTATATTTGTTGTAGAGCCTGAATATGCAGGATTAGCTACAATATCTTGCACAACTGCAACCGTACCAGAATTATCAAAATTCCTTACAGTAACTCTTGATTTTTGTAATACAGCAGTCTCTTCTTCAGACACTGTAATTGGAAATACCGCTACTATCTCTCTAATTCGTGTAGCCATTATCTTAACATTTTGTCCTGGCAACGATTCTTCTATAGGCACCATGTATTCTAAAACTGTCCGTACATTATCAATAGTTGCTGCGTAAAAAGGTGTATAATCAGGATCACCTGCAGCTATTAATCCGTTGATATCTAAGGATAAAAGTATTTCTTTACCATCGACTGCCCTATCAACATATTCTTTATTAGCACCGTCCTTTAAATTAACAGGATCAGCCAAATCTGTTATTCTATTATGAGTTGCAAAGCTTACCGTTCCAGCGGTTTGAGCAGTCCCATTTGCATCTATAACAAGACCAATGCCATTTTGCCTACTTATAGTTGCACTGTCAATATTAACATTATCTACGTTTAGCTCGATCAATGTTCCGATTTCATTTAAACCAGTTGCTTTCGTTACAACAGGATGCAATTCATTATTAGACAAAACAAGTTGTCCATCTATCTTATAAGATGGATTAGAATTCGCTACTGTACTAGTTAACTCTAAATTTTGGTTTACTGTCCATGATCCGTGTCCACTATTACCATCTAATTGGAAAAGAAATTCTTTATCTCCGTCGGAACTTCTAAGAATAATTCCACCGCCTACTATTGCCGAATCATCTCCTATAACATTATCTTCACCGATTGCAAGCTCTATTGTTTTATCTTTTATTCGTAGATCTTCAGAACTGACATAAGTAACTTCACCACCAACAGTAAGTTTGCCACCTATGGTCATATTACCATCTAAAGTCATATCAGAATGAGATGTAATATTAGGTCTAGGAGCACCTGTTGTATCAAAAGGGGGAAGATTTGACCAAAACTTTAATGTATACGTTGAACTATCTATAAACATAGCACTTACAAAACTATTTGCATATTGAGACGTTTTTACACGTATACCAAAATTAGCGTCAACTTCTAAATTGTCCATAGTAGTAGTCGAGCCTAATATTCGTGTATTAATAAAGGGTCTATCTCCAACTCCTATAATTAATCCTTGACTATTTTTAATGTTAATATATCCAGTAGTTACGCCATTATTATCAGTAGGCAGGAAATTTACTACACTTTTTTGAACACCCGAATCATCTAGCAAATATTTTGAATTAACACTCGTTCCTCTATACCAAAATCCATTTGTTCCAGTTTCGGCATCTGTATTTGCTATATTAAAACCTTTATATAATTTTTGCCTTTTCTGTGCTTGTGTATCTTCACTCCACACATGAAAGCCTTCAATTTTAAAAGAAACTGGAACAATAAATTCTGCAGGAGAATATATACCAACAAGAACATTTCCTAGAAATAATTTTAATATTGTTCTTGTAACATTATTAATATCAACTTGGCTTGTTGATTCAAACCCAGTCTTACCTTGCCCTGCGTCATATGTAGGACCTACAAGTGTTAGATCACTACCATCATATAAATATAACCTGTTATTTTCATTATCAATCCAAATATCTCCGGCAACTAGATTAGTAGGTTGTGTGCTATTTACAATAGTACCAGTAGCAGAACGGAAAGATGTACCGTTAAAAATTTTTAGTCTTTCATCTTGCTTGTCGTACCATAATTGCCCTGTCAACGGATGTGGAGGAGAACTTGTGCTTGCGAAATTTTCTAAAATTTTAACAAAGTTTTCGTTTATCCACTCACCAAATCCTTTATAATTTCTTCCAATTAATGTAATATCTGTTGAACTAGTATCTATGACGCCGTCAATAAGATCTACTAATAATTCTCCATCTGTACGATTGATCCGATAACTCATTTAATTTCCTGCATATATAATATAATTCAAAGTTAAGAATGGATTTAAAATATCCACCGGAGTACTAAGAATGTTTTCGGTTTTAACACCTTGTGTATTTTTTAATGCAACTCCTGTAAACTCTGTTTGTTGTTCGTAGAAATGATAATTTTCTACTTGCTCGTCTATGATTTCAAACTCTTTACGGGCTGTTGCATAAAATTGTGTATCATTGTAATATAAGTCGTGCTTGTGATCTGGAAGATTTCTTTCTTGTAATACAACTTCATCAGCACCACCTTTTCCTCCTAACTCTGCGGCGTTAGGATCATCTGTTATAATCTCATCAGGCTCTAAATTGCCCATATTGTGCAAACCTAAAGCAACTCTACCTCGCAAATCAGGAACTGCAAAATGGTTTACCTTACAAGATTCAACAGCTTTATATGTATAACCTATTACGCTATACAATTCTTGGTAATCAACTATTTGGAATTCTTGCCCGTTACACAACAACCATCCTGTGGGAGCAACATCTCCTGCATATGGAACAACTGTTCCGATTGGCATAACAGGAACGGATGATAATAAATTTGATACTGTAATTTTTTTCAAACCAATATCATCTCTAACCCTGGCCAATAACAATTCATCATCTACCTGAGTTGTTATTACTTCATCTTTAGAGTTTATTACATCACGATTGATTTGTGTTACAAATTCAATTAACTCGCCCTGCCCTGTAAAATTTATAACGCCTTCTTCGACAGAAGTACTGTTTAATAATCCCACATCGCCTATAAATTTAAAACTAGACGCTTTAGCTAATTTATTTGCTGAACCTGCTCTACCTGTTACAGATCCTGTAACAGTTCCAGTTAAATCTCCATAGAATCTTTTTGAATAAATACCTTCATATCGTAAACTAGGTTGTCCTATATAAGTGCTTTCAGTACCGAGAATATCATCTGCATCTGTATCAGGTAAAATTTTATCAACTACAATCGTACTACTATTGCTTGTATTCATGTATAAATTGCCACCAATTGATGCATTTAACGCTATTCCTATTCCTCCAGCAGTAACAATTGATCCGTTACCTATCTGTGTGCTATCGTGTGTACTAGTAACAATAAATTTACCTTTAGAAGCATCATCTACCGGAACTGTAATAGTTACATCGCCGTTAACATCTAATTCTGTATCTGGGTTATCTTTACCTATTCCAACTTTCATCGAACTGTCATAACGCATCAAAGTTTTAAAAATGCCATCATTTTTAACCTTAACATCTATAGCAGATCCTGCCACATTATGCTTTATTATCCCTATTGATCCTTCTATACCAATTGTTAATTCTGAATTCCTGCCATAAGCAATGCCATCATTATTTAAAACGTTTAATTTAAAACTGGTTGAGCTTACTGCGTTTCCTCTTAAAAAGTTGCCTGCTCCAATAACTTCATTTCCAACAATTAAACTTTCTGCTTTTTCTGCAACGCCGTTATATTTTAATTTACTTTCGCCCGGTAACGCCGCAGTGCTTAAATTTATTCCAGGTTTTAAAGTTACAAATCCATCAATTCTTGCTTTTGGCGTAAATTCTTTATTTGATATACAAGCTGCAGGTATACCATTTACATCTATTTGTAAGATATTATAAGTTTTGTCATCTATACCTAATACAACCTTAGGAGTTGCACCAGTGATAACTCCTCCACTGTATTCTGGCCCAATTAGAATCCAACCACCTCCATCTGTATACATATATAATTGTAAATTTTCTCTGTCAATCCATAAATCTCCTTCTTGTTTTAGTGTCGGAGCATTAATAGATTTATTAACACCATTAACTGGTATCCAATTTACACCATTATATACCATTAATTGTTCTATGTCAGGGTTAGAATCATACCATATTTGACCTTCAACTGGAGTAGACGGAGCAGATGTCGCTGCAAAATTTTCTAGTAAGTGTAAAAAATTTTCTGCTATAATAGTACCATACGCAGTTGTATTTTTTCCTGGTAATTTTAAAGACGTTTCTTGATTAATAGTAGCATCTTCTATTACAATACCTAATTTATTATCTACATCTGTAAAATTTATTTGATAAGGCATTTATTATTCTCCAAGAACGCCGGACAGGCTTTGTATTCTTACTGTATAATCGATTTGAATTAGTCTATTTAAACTTTTTTGCACAGGATGGAATAAAACATGCGTCAGTAACATAGTTTCTTGGTTTGTATCATAACTTTTTAATCCTAACTCATCAAAAACATACAAATCCTCTGTACTTAATGCAGTGTCAAAAGCATCTTGTCCCGCAGGCTCTCCATAATCTAACAAACATGTCACAAGTATATCTGTATAATTAGTTCCACTAACATGCCTTACTTCAGTTTTATTTCTAAATGGATCAACATTATTTACATTGCGATCATCTACTATCTTTTCAAAAGTTTGATTATATAAACTAGCATTTATTCCTGTATTATTTGGACTCAAATATGTAATTATACCTGTAGGATCAACACTTGTCCCACCGTTACCAAACCCCATTGAGTAAATAAATCCAGTACCTGAATTGCTTAACGACTGTGCCAATGCTATGCTCATATTTTCATAATGTATAGCATTTCGTTTATTAACAAAAATTTTATGCGTCTCAGGGTCAAATATTTTTATATGCCCTTGTATCAATGTTCCACTTTTATCATTAATTTTATCAATCATATTTTATCCTACTAAGTTATTTATCTTGGCAAGTCTGCCTGCACAGATTGTATTTTTTTAGATATATTATTATCACTATCACTTAATCTTACACCTGGGTCAGTCCATAATTTACCTATTTTTCTCACAACCATTATCTTTTGATTTATTTGAGGTATTTCTAACAAATTTAACATATTGTTATCTAATGCAAATTCTGGAGGTAATATAACATCTGCATTAGGCGATTTTGGTCCTAATTCTATGTTATATTGCAGTATTTCTGTTTTTCTTAACCTTCTACCGGCTACGAATACTTCAAATTCATTTATACTGTTAGCTACAAAATCCAAATGAAAATCTTTTGTTTGCCCATCGCTTATAAAACTAGTAATAAGCGTTTCGTCCTTGTAAGGTAAAACCATATTTACACTTTGATTATAAATTTCTAAACCAGCGGGATACACATCCTTTACTCCAGTTCCTAATGTTCCTCTTTTTAATTGGCTTAAAATATTACCGTTTCTCAAACGGAACTCGATCCTTTCTCCTTGTATCAACACCACACCAGGATATTTACTATTTGTTTCAGGCTGAGGTAAGACACTGCCGTCAACTACCTCAATTATTTTATCATACCAATACAAATCTTTAGCTAATTTTATATTTTCCTTGCCATCTAATGAAAGATAATGTGTTTTATTTAAAATATCATTAAACTGAATCCACCCAAATTTATTTTTTTGTAAACTATTGCTAAAATGAACTACTTGAATATTATCATTTTCTTGTAAAGGATTATTTAATCTTACATGCATCCTATCTTGCATAACATAATAATCTACGCTAGGATCCAACAATACTCCATTTTTTGCAACCCAGACAAATTGATCATCAATTGCAGTTTTGTTTAGCGGTATAATACCATTTCTTAACTGTCTAAGTTCATACCAATCTGCTGTTCCTGCATCTAGAGTAATACTACTTCCTAATTCAACTATCTTAAACACATCTCCTTCATTTGCCTGTATACCATAGTCAATTAGATTTAATCTATATGTAGCATTGCCTTTCGGAGTTTGAATTTCTGCATTTGGATTTGTAGCATTAGATGTACCATATTCTTTATCATCTATTCTTGTACCATTTCTATAAACAGCATAATAAAGATTTGTGTTGAGTTCAAAATCTAATTCTAAAACAAATGTACTTGTGACCCTCCTAATTGCAGATATTTGATTAACTCCAGGACTTAATCTTGTTCTTTCTGTTACATCAAAACTTTGCCAATCGATGTCTTGTGTATTATGATTACTAAATTGATAAATTTTAACTTTATCGCTAATATTCAAATCGAAATTTATAGTTACAGTATCAGGAGTTTCTACAAAAATTTCATCTTCATAATACCCAAATTTGTAGTCTCCTCCTGAATCAGTGCTGTCATCCCACGCATTTATATAAACTTTTAAAATATCTCCAGGTTGACTTACTCCTCTTTTGATTATAACAGTACTACCAAATTGTTCGTCAGCATCTAATAAAAGATCATATGAATCAGCTGCTAAAAATGTCCATTGTGTTAATAACTCTAGCTCGCTACCATTTAAAAAGACTCTGATATTCTTAGAACTTACTGAAGCAACTGGAACTTGATACAATTTTAATTTATACTCTAAACTATCTGTAGTGATAAAAGTTTCAGCATAACCAGGATTTAGCAATTTATCATTAACAATTACCATTGTATGCCATTCTAATGGTCTTTGCCTAAAAGGAGCTTGTGCTAACGTAAAAGTATTTGTACTTCCATCTGCAATAAATTCATCTACATAAACTGTACTGTAGCTTTGTTCTTCTCCTGATAAAATCAAATATTGCAAGACTGAACCCACCGGTAAAGGATTTGCAAATTTAATTAAAATATTATTTGAGCTATCATAAAATTCTGTATCTGCTTTCACAAGCTCATATGGTAAAGATTGTCCGTTAACAGATACTTGACTACTTAGATTTTCTTCCCATCTTGCATTTACAATAAATGTTCCTAAGCTTTCCTCTATTGTAATTGTATCAACGTCTAAAATATTAGAACCACTATAATCTAAAGTTGTAATATTAATTTTAGAATATGCAGGAGGTGCAGTTATAAATAATATGTTTTGATTCCTAAAATCAACTGTATAATCTTCATTTACTTTTTTAAGTTCTCTATTAACTTTTACAAAAACAGTGAACTCAGTTATTGGGCTAAAATCTATAGAAAACAGTGTTGTGTTCCCATCTCCAATATAGTTTCTACTTACAATGTTACTTGTACCTGCTGTAGGTCTTTCATATACTGTTATGCTAACCGAATCTTTAATTAATCCTGGCACTAGCTCTTCAGGACCTTTTGAATTTAATGGTGTAACAAAATTATCTCCGTCAACAATAATATCTGCAGCATCAATACCTTTAGCATTACTATAATCAATATTTCCGCCTAATAATAAAGTATCATAATCTAAATCAGTAGGTAAAAAACTACCATCACTATATGCGCTCCTAATAATAATAATGTCATCTGTATTAGGAGATATATTTAAATTTTTAACATTAACAGATTGTGTTATTCCATCTCCAATAATAGTTGTCATTGTAGCATTAGGATTACCAACAGGTGTAAGATCATCAATGTAATTAGGATCATCTATTCTTACATTGTTATAGTAAACATTATACGAAATATTATTTTCTAACGGGTTTACAAATTTAACAATTAAATCTTCCAAAATACCTTCCACCAACAATTGATTTACATCAACTAACGATAATGTCACTAATTTAGGTATAATTTGCAATTCTATATTAGTTATTGCTGTAAGATTATCTGCTGTTCCTATTGCATATTTTTGGAATTGATCTGCACTTTTGAAAGTCAATGCGGAAACTAAATTAATATTTCCATCTTCGTCTATTACTTCTACTAATTCGTCTAAAATATTTAAGATACTACTACCGTCTAAATAATTATCAAGTGCATTACCTAATTGATCTACACTAAAAATTTCTATAAATCTTTGATATTTTAAAATTGCTGTGCTATCTCCCTTAACTATTGCGTTTACTGCATTTGCAATGTTGATAAAATTGACATGAACTTTATAATCTATCACATCTATATCTAACAAATGTACAGGAATACGATAAAATGTATCATTGTAATTCTCATCATAAGTATCATATGTATTTGCTAAATAACCACTAGTATCCCACCCGCTATATGTTCCAAATTCAAAACTTTTTACCTCTACTCCTCCGTAATCTACACCATCCATAAGTAACGCTAAATCATTACCGTACTGTCCTTGAGAAGCAGTATACAAAAGGTTTATTCTATCTTGTGCTTTGAGCAAACTTGAGTCTTTTAAATAATTAATTTGGATATTACTATAATTTGCTACTGGATATGTAAAAATAATTTGTCCAAAATAATTAGAACTTTTTGATTTATCTAATATATTTCGATATGTGTACTCATTTCTTAACAATTTGTTCCCATTAACAATAACCGAAATATTTTTACTGTTTAGTGATAACGGCCATAATAAATCAAAAATATATTTTGATCCTGTTCCTATAAAATTTTCTGAAGTTTCTAAGGCTAAAATTTCAAACTTTTTTGAGTTTCTATCAAATTTGATATTAGTAAAGATTGATCTAGGTAATCCATTACCTAAAATTACACTTGCTCTAGCATGACGACCTGTTTCTCCTATAGATCCGTCTATAATTAATTTAGGAGCTGAAAAATAACCAGATCCGCTATTAATTATATCAACCATTACCAAAGATCCATTATCTCCAATTCTAGCTTTTGCGATACATCCATTGCCGCCTCCTCCTTCAAACCTTAATACAGGAGGAATACTGTATCCGGAACCTCCATCGTGTATTTCTATAGCAACTACTTCATAAGTGCAATTATCTAACCAACTTTTATATGGATTTGATTTTATAATTTCTTCATTATACAATCCATCTGAAAAAGCAGTAATTGGCCAAGGAACTATTTTGTTTTCTACAGTACTATACTTCGGAGGTAAATCAAAATCTTCTATTTTTCCAAATATATCATCTACCTTTTCATATGAACTTATAAATTCTCTAATTTTTACTTTGTAAGGCTTAACTTCGTTTACATAGTCTTCATAACTTTCTAAATTATCATTTTTAAAATTTATTTCTTGTTTCAACTCACCTACATTATGTACAATTTTTAAAAAATTGCTTTTAAATAACCAATCAACCTGAGGTTGTTCACTTAACACGTATCTCAATGTTGTAAAAAATAATTTATTATATTCTATTGCTAAGTCATCTATAAAAATATCATTCTTAATTGCTTTAGCAATTTCTCTAATTTCTAAACTTGGTATACTATCATAAAAATTAGTATCATAACTGATTAAATCAAAATTAATAAATGCAACATTAGGATCATACAATATATTAGAAAACTGTATTGTTCCGTTTTGTCTACCTATTGTTTCATAATTAACAGTGTAATCAACATCATCTAAATTATTAATCTTACGAAGTAATAACCAAGTTCCGTCACCAATATTTGAAATTTTTATTATATCATTAATATTATCTGTCAAAGAAGTCAATTCATATGCATAATCTATTGCGTAATTTATCCTTGTATTAGCACTGAAATCGGCAGCATACCAATCTATAAAATTCCAATATAAAGAAGTGTTATATCCTTGACTCTGTATCCTAATCCAATCTTTATCTTTATAATTTCTTTCATAAAGCGCCCATTTACCTAATATAGATTCATCAGTTTTTACTAATGCAGTGAATTTCCTGATTATTATATATGCACTATCATTATAATTTACACCTCCATTAATAATTCTAAAATTTGTAATCCCTCCTAAAGAATTTAAATCATAATCGATTTCTAATCCTTCACCTTTACCAATAACTACGTAAGTAGGTTTTACTAAATACCCTCTACCAGACTGTAGAATAGTAAAATCTATTACAATCCCGTTAACAATTTTTAAAGATATTTCAGCTTGCTCAGCCTTAGCTATACCTATGGTATCTAAATCACTACGCGAATCTACTGCAATATCATAAAAATTACTGGTTTCTGTCGGATATTCATCAGCAGAATATAAATTTGATAAATTTTTATTATCTTTTATCAAAATAGACTTTAATTTTAAATTAATATATTCAATATATTGTTTTAATGCTTCTTGTCTATTTTTGAACATTCCTTGCCTTGGATTATCTAAAACCCCATATCTATATTTTACACTTACTGAAGGATCTGGAACAGATCTACCATATAGATCATAACCGACTAAACTATCAATCCATTTTTGCTCTATCTGTTCATTAGGCAAACTTGATGCATAGTTTTCAGTAATTAATTTATACTGTAAATGCTGATTTATATCTTTTATCTTGGCTTTGTTGTAAACTTGGAAACTAATTATTACATTATCATCATTTAGATATTTTTCTAAATTATAACAAGCAAATTCATTCTCACTAATAAAACCAATGAAGGAATAGTCTTGTCCAATTGGATCTCTTATAAGATTGGAGACTTGTGCTGCACTTAAACTTCTATTATCTAGCTGCGGTATAGATGTTTTATTTTTTACCCAAAAAAAGTATTGATTAAAAAAAGTACCAACGACAGTATCATAAACCCTTGCTGTAGAATATGAACTATTACCATATTTTGTTGTTCCAGTAATACCAACAGCTATACCATCAACAGTTCCTGTTAACTCATCCCAAACCTCAGGCAACACATCTGATTGAACCCATTCGTAAATATCTATTGTATGAGTAGGAAAAAGCTTTGCCCAATAATTTGATGAATATTCAACATCTCCTAAATATGGATAATAATATTTTACATTTGTTAAATCCCACCACAACTGTCCAACTTGATCTTTATTCCAAGCCATTGTTTGGTCTATATTGATATTTCCTACATTATAAACTGCAGGGTCATACAAAAGTTTATACGTAATATTTTGTTCTGCAGGACCAGGAATTTTATTTTGTAAAGGATCTATAAAATCTAAATTTGTTATTACTTTATTTTTTCTCTTATCATATAGTGTAATCTTCTTAATTTTACTAACATCTACAGGATATTTTATTTCCCTAAGAACATTATATAAATTATCGATTCCTTTATCAAATTGGATCACATTACCAATGGACTGCCCGGACAATGAATCATTAACCCCTAAAAATAAAGAGTTATTATTCAAAATAAAACTATCTCCTATTTGATATATTTTATTAAACCCATCTTCATACGATATATTATGACTATACACAAATTTATCTAAAATGTATGAATAAAAATGAATCACACCTGTATCAACAACAGTGTAAGATATTTTTGTAAAATTATTATCGAAAATAGTATTGTTATCATCAAATGTTGTTTCTTTTACCCTGTCTCCATTTAAAGAAGTCACTGCTAGAATATTATTAGACACTTTAACATTATGACCAAACATTTCAAGAGTATGGGAATAAGGGCTATTTATAATTTGATAAAGATTAAATGCTAAATTATCTAATTTATAAATGTAAACAACTCCACCGTCATTATTAAATGAATCATCTTTAGGAGCACCAATAAACAATAAAGTTCCGTCTTCGTTTAATTCTAAACTTTCCCCAAAAGCTGATGCAGGAGTTTGTGCATTAATATTTTGGCTCCATGTAAATGTATTTTCATATCTTCTATATATTGCAACAACGTTTGGATTTGCTATATCATATTTGACAAAAACAGCTAATACTTCTCCGTCTTTGCTAACAGCAAAATTCGTTGCATAATCATATATACCAGTCATTGGAATTGTGCTAATATCTACTCCATCAAAGGTAACAGGCAAATTTAGATCATTAGGAATATAACCTACAAAATCAATTAATTCTTCTATTGGAGTCCAAAAAACAACATTAAATAGATTAGGAAGTAAATTTGTTTTTGCTTCGTAAAATATTTTATCTACATAAACTATATCACCTTTAAAATAAGTCAGCAATTCATTAAACTCACCTCTATAATTTTTATTTTTTGTAGAGTCCCAATTGTATGTTCTACCGTCATACTCTCCATAACCTATAAAATAAATTTTACCAGGATTATCAAAATCAAAATCCCCATCTAAAGCAAGTATGTAGCCTGTATAAAAATCATTGCTTTTAGTTAATTGTACTTTAGATCCGTACCTGTGATTATTTTTCTTGTTAATAGATGTAGACGTGTTTTGTAACAAATACTGTGCACCAACTTTGGCATACACATAAACTGCTCCTTCTTTGGCCAATACACTAGGAGTCCCATTTGCATTATCTATAGGAATGTTATATGTTTCATTCCATACTCTACTAAGATTGTTTGGTATTTCCGGTAATTGATCTATTCCATCAACTGTCTCATTTTTATATATCCAATATTCTTGATCTTTTAATTCTCTAAAAGGCAACCCAGAACTATCAAAAGCAACAGAAATATTATAAGAATTTTCTAGTATTACTAATTTACCTATTTCATTAGAAGAAAGAGATTGAGATATTAAAGTTCCTATTTCTCTATTAACTGAATATATATTAGGTCTATTCCAAGGATCAGTTGGTATATTACTTGTAATAGCAAGCATTTCAATCTGGGTGCCGGTTCCCCATTCTCCTTGTAAATTATCGACAAATACTCTAACAGTTGTAGGATTTAATCTCTGTAGATAAACTACTTCTGCTGTATTTGTTGTTCCTTTTTCTCTTATTATTTGCCCCGAACGTCCTGCATCTGTTAGGAAAAATCCAGTTCCGTCTTCATAATATTTTGGATAAGGCTGATAAGGTAATCCTTCTTCGCTAAATCTATTTTCGTTATAATCAATAAAACCATCCCATATATTCCAAACAATTTTACTATTATCATTAACATTCAATTGATCGGGTTCTTGTATTCCAATTTCTTGAATAGAAGTATATATGTCTTCGACTGGATTAGCAATTGGTCGACAAAATAATTCTCCACTTACACTTCCTACTAGTTCATTTATAAAATCGAATACTGGTCCATTTTCGTTTTGACTTAAAAATTGTACTTGTAAAATAAAAGACCCTGCAATGACACTATCTGGATCTTCTAATACTTCAGAGCTGAAAACCGTTGCATAAGCTTTAGTATTTTTTTGTGTGATAATTTCTCCTTTTTCAACAACAGGAGGAAACGTAAATCTTGTATTTCTAACCTTTAGGAAAGTAACTGTTTTTTTAAGCTGATTATAATAAAAAGAAAAACCGTCGCCTACATTTAGTGTATTACTTAATTCTTGCGGTGCTCTAATACCAATATAACGTAATTCTGAATCTATATCAGCATACGTTCCTGAGCCTATAATCTCAGTTCCTTTGTAACTTAAGATTGTAATTAAACTATTGTTAGGATAATCTAATATATTATAAAAATAAAGATCACTATCACTGCTGTCAGTGATTGTTTCAGTTATTACAAGACCTTTTGCCGCATCGCTATTAGTAAGATATAAGTAGTATTCATCAACGGAAATCATTGCATAACCGCCAAAATAACTGTCCATGCTATCTGCAGGAGTGACAGTTTGATAGTCGCCTAAAAGAATTGTATCAATTTCTAAATAACTTAGTGTTTCAAAATATCCCCTAACATCATTAATATAAATTAAAAAATTATTACTAGTAGGAGTTTCTCTATATATGTAAACTATTGTTCCTATACCTGTTGTAGATGTTACTGTATCTCCTACTTGAGGAGTAAACAATGCATTATCAATTTGTACAATAAGATCAACTTTTTCTTGGACAGTGTGTCTTCTTGATATAACATCACTCCATAATAGTGTATCATCATTTACAAATGTTAGGTTACCTTCAAAAGGTTCTGTAGCAGTAAGATCTATTTGTGTTTGATTTGCATTAGTTAATTTATTCCATTTCAAAATAATTTCATCATTTTTTGCAATTCCATCATACATTTCTTGTTTTAATCTTACTAAAAAATGATCTGTAATTATAGGATCTTCTCCTTGTTGATAAGTGAAAGGATAATTTCCAGTCAGCAAAATACTAATCGTAGGACTATTTTCTGTATCTAAATTATTTTCTGCTAAGAAATTACTTACACTAAAAAAACTTTCAAAAGTATATGCACTAGTACCTGGAGAAATGTCAACGCTGGCTTCCCAATATAAATCATTGTATTTTACAATTGATCCAGCATTGTAAGCAGTATTATTATCAAAATCTCCTTTATACCTTGTTAGAACATTTGATGCATCAGGTGCTCCGATAATTAAAAAATTTCCATCTTCTGCAATGTCTATGCTTGATCCAAATCGATAAGGAATTGTATGAGAATTAAAATCAAAAATAACTTGAGAATCTTTTGGTATTACATTAGCAAACACAACTTGATTTGCATTTAAATTTAATGTATACTCGGTGCTATTTACTTTTAATGAATTTACATATATTTGTTTTATATGTTGTACTAAATTTGTTTCTATCTCGAAGATAGTCTGCCCATTTATTGGTAATACAATCACTTCTTCTTTAGTAGGAGCATCAGGCTCAAATACGTCTAAAAATTTCCAATTACTTGCATAACTATCTCGTTTATACAAATAAACTTTTCCATCACCATCGTTAGGTGCTCCTACAATCATTACAGTGTTTTTACTATTTGTAGCTACAGAAACACCAAAGTTTGTGTTAAAATCAATAATTGGATTAGAAATAACATGTTTCTCCACAAAATTGCTACCCTTTTCTAAAACCTTCCAATTTCCTTGCCCATCGTCATCTAACCACAAACGAGTAAGCTGAGGATTTTTTATACTAAACGAAGCTAAAGAGTCTAAAGCATTTACCCTGAGAGATTGTAAATTTACAATTATACCTTTGCATATTTGTAACTTATCGTAATTTATAGCACTTTTTAATTCAACAGGTACATCAATTGAGATTACAGATTTATCTATTTGTTTTATTACAAAAAAACCTGTTAATTTACTTGTTTCAAAAACTGTTGAAATTCCTAATTCTATGCTGTTGATTTCGTATATTCCTATAATATCATCAACATTTAAATCATCCGACATACCATCTAGATGTAGTTCTGTATAAACCTCACCTTCAATTACTTGCACAATACTTCTTTTATACTTTGAAACTTGATAAACAGACCAATCATTTTTTATAGTATTACCTATCCAGATAATATCATTTAAATTATATAAAGTTATGTCTTCTTGTAGTAAATCTAAGTAATCAATTTTAACATGATGAACATCATCAGAAAAAACATATCCCGAAGTTTTGTAATCAATTTTTTCTTTATCTAACACAGGAAATGGGTTATGATCATAATTAGGTGGAAAATTGTACGTTTCATACTTTTTTATGCGATTTATATAATCTATATTGTTAGAAGTTGTGTTTGTTAATACAACAGGTTGTGGTTTTAAATTAAAATCATTCTCTTTTAGAATATAATCAAATTCATCAAAAATTTCAGTACCACCGTAATGTCCAACTCTTACACCCCATTCTTCATAAAATTCTAAACTATCTTTACTAGAGCTTGCTAAAACATCAAATAATTTTGTCAATGCATTTTTAGTACCTTTTTCCTGTATGTAGCCTTGATAAAATTTATATTGACTAACATCGCTATTAATAATATTTTCTAAATATTTCCGTTTCTGATAACCTATTAAATGTTGTGCTATCTTTTGTTGATTTGTATCAAGATTATCGCTATCTAAATCATAAAAATCTTTAAATTGCTCTATTTTATAATCAAAATTAGAATATAATTTTGCTTGCGGTGGTTCAGCTAATCTTTTCCACCTATTAAATTCAAATTTATCGCTTCCAAATATTTTTTGTTTAGCAGTATAATAAAATTCTTTAAATTTAACAACATCACCTGCATTATAATCTGTATACACAGTCCAATTTTTGACGGTTGCTGTGTCATAAAAAAATCCAGGAATATTTAAAGATCCATTCCAATTTGCTGTTCTATAGCCAGCTACTTTTATCCTTTCTTGCCTATAGCCAGGAGTAGGATCATAAATTATATCATTAAAAATTGTTGTATTATCAATTAAAACAATGTGCTCTTTTGTAACTAACGGAATTTTAATAAAATAAATACCTCCAGTATAATTTACAACCTTAACTGAAAAACTATTATCTGTATCTCTAAAAAATTTACAGTTTTCTTTAGGAATTACCGTTCCGTCAGCTTTAAGAACACTAAATCCTATAGATGATTCTAAGGTATTGCCTACAACTGCATAATCATTTTGAAACTTTACTTCATCAGCAGCCGGACTTAATGTTATAATCGATCCTTCGCCCCAATTTTGTGTTGTCCAAAACAAAAATTGCTTGATGCTATATACCCAATCTGATATCTCTGTAGTATTTTCTAAAAATTTTTCAAATTTAAATCCTACAGTTTCTAAATAATGACCATAACCAAACAAAAAATCAACAACATCTTGTACTCCTGTTAACAGAGTTCCATACTCTAAATAACTTAAAAAACCATCATAAATGTGTCTATACTTTGCTTCTGCTCCGCCGTTTATTGGTAACCTTGGTAATTTTGTAAATCTTGAAGTATCAAAATAATCTCCACTTACATGCGTAATTTTTGTTCTATAATATACAGTATCTACCTTGACTATAGTGTCTTTTGCATATGTTTTTCCGGAATCCCATGTAACAAATGTTTCGCTTATTCCTCCTACATTGAATGTTGCATTGCTACTCTTTGTATAAGGTTTATAATAAGGAAATTTAGAAAAATTTTCATCATATCCTTTAATAACAAATCCATTAGACTCTTTTTGAATCATTACTCCACTGTAAACAAATTCATTTATTGGAAAACTTGTATTCAAATAAACATCATAATTTTCATCAGGAACAAATACATTACCTTTATTAAGCGGTGATCTACTATCTAATATTAATTTAAATTTACTTTTATCAGTAAAGCCGCCTACTTTAAATCCTAACTGATTTTTTAAATTTTTTACAATATTAACATACTCATTAAACCTATTTAGAAAATGTTTATTTTGATATTCTACAATGTAATTTATCAACCCACTTGCAAACATATTTGATACTTCATCTGGAAACTGTAAGCTAGACAACTGTATATGATTTTTACTTACATTATAAATTATTTGTCCTGCAATATTTCTTTTTTGTTGTATCCTATCAAAACTACCTGAAAAAACATAAGCAGGTTGCAGCAAAATAGATGCTTTTAACAAACTAAAAGGATATTCACTAGTTCTTTTCCAAGCCGTCTCAACAGGACCACCGTCTCCAAATTTAAAATTTTCTTGCATTTCTTGCCTGTTATATTGTTTAATAACATTTGCAAAAGCAGGATTGAGTAATTTACCATTTTGATCTACAGGAATAATTTTGCTTAATCCTGGTCTAGAAAATCTTGCATCTATTTTAAAAAAAGGCTTTCTAATAATTCCATTTTCTAAATCTTGCCACAAAGGTAAATTATTGTTTGTATAAGGTCCAACGCCGTATTCGGCATCCCACCAGTCTGGTTTTCCTGTGAATCCTAACATTTCCCAGGGATGAGTATGAGGCCTATCTGTATCATAAACATATTCATAAATAGCTCTCCACCAACCTGGACTTCGTTGTCCATTTTCAAGAAAAGAGCTTGCATAATTATATGTATAAGGATTAGTTAAATCAAAATATAAGTGCGGGGAATATTCTATATTAATTAATTTTGTCCAATTTACAAAATCATTTAACATTGCATTATATAAATTTTCTTTTTTTATCAAGTTTTTCCTGTAAAAACTTGGTAAAATTTTATGTAGATCAAACAAGTCACTATCGTAATTTACTTTAATATTATTATAAATTCGTGTTTCTAATTCTAAAATTAAAGTATCTCTATAATCTTTAAAGGCTGAAATTTTACTACCATCATGGCCTTGAATAATAACTGTGTCTTGGTGCCATGAATCAAATTTTTCAGTATCATTCATACTAATTATTTTACTTGACATAGGCATGTAAAAAACTGTAGGAACATCATCAAATTTTACTAAAGATACTTCCCCATTTCCGCTATTATTTTTGTCATATTCTTTAGCTGCTGCATAATCCGTAAAAATTGGATAATACCAGCCTAATCCTTCCTTTTTAGTATATCCATAAATTTTAAATGGACCACTGCTGCTATCTGCCTGCTTACTTACAACACTGTCATCTATATAAATTCGAGGAGCATATTTAGGAAATAAGCCAAGTTTTGTAGGAGTTTGGGGAACAAAGCTTCCAAACGTATTCTCAAACTCATAAACATCTATAACATCATTTACTTCTTTATTTCCAAATACACGTACAAATCCTGGATTAGAGAAATCATAATCAACTCCGTACAAAAGTAAAATTTCATTTTTGTAAACCAAAACTGCTCTATTTGAAGGAGTATCTAAATTAAAATCTGAACTTAAAGGAAAAAATTGTTGATCTACATCAACAATCAAATTAGAATTTATTTTTTTACCTGTATAAGGAATCATATCACTAAAATAATAAGGCAAATCTTTTGATTTGCCTTTTACAATTTCTTCTAAAACTTTTTCAAATGTCTGTTGCGTTTCTCCTTGAAACCCAATGGTTGAAATAGTTTGTAAAAATAATCTTTTAAATTTAGAGTATTCTTTTTGAGCAAAACTAATAGCATCCATAACGTTAGCTTGCTTATCTAAAATATGATAAGAATACAAATTGTATAATGCCGAATGCTTTAAAAATTTTTTACCATAACTTGATAAATTTCCTAAATCTCGTAAATTTCCTATACCTGGAAAATTTCCTGTAAAAGTAGTAAGTTCTTCTACAATAGAACCTACATGATCATTTACTTCTCCTAAAGTAAATTGATACAAATTATCATTACTAGGATTTTTTTCTAAACTAGCCGGTATTTCATAAAAACCGCTAGCAGTCTTAGGTTTACTAGATCTTGTTTTAAAAACAATATTACTGTTTAGCGGTAATTGTTTTATAAATGTGAGAAAATAATCATTATTATCGTTAGTTATTAGTTGGTAATCCACATTTTCTACTTGCAATCTATTATCTACAAATACTTTTATCCTAAAATCATTTAAATCTATTGACTCATACATATCCAGTGCATACATATTATCATTAGTAGACAATAACTGCAAAATTACATCTTGCTGACTAAACGTATTTGCCTTTTCCCATCCATTTATTAATTCATAATTATCTTTATCATAGTACTTTCTTAAAAATGCAATATCTGTTTTATAAATTTTCACACTATTATTATCATAATACGAAAATTCACTATTCAACAAATCAAAATTAAAAACAATATCTCCACTATTCTCTATATTTTGATATTTTAATGGAAATCCTAATACACTATCATTATTACCTTGTCCTACAGCATACGAAAATATTCTATTTCCAATAAATTGACTATATTGATACTTTAACAGATCTTTTAACCAAACATCCTCTTCATCATACATATCAAAAAGAGGAGATTGATTTAAACTATACTTTTCTTGACCTTTGTGCCATGTTTCGCCATCGTAGTAAAAGTATTTTCCTTTATTTTGATTACCCTGGGTTATTAAAACATTTTCATTTAATAAAGGTACTGCATCTGTTTCTTCCTTTAATGTTATTTGGATATTATTCTTAATGTTTACAAAAAAAACTTTAAAAATTTTATTTTTAACAAATATGTCATTATCATTTAAAAACAAAATTCTCATACCTTCTGTCAAATCAATACCATCTATATTATAACCTATACTACCTTCAATTGTAGAAAAAACATCTTTAGTAATTGTGTCAACCAAATTTACATTTTGCTTTGTTTGTGTTCCAAATTGATGTAATTTAATATTTGGTTCAAATTCAATTATAGGTCTATTTGCTCTTAAAGATTGATCTACACTAGGAATTTGCTGATTTATTTCTAACGATTTTTCTATAACATCTATATGAAACCAACGATTATATTTGCTCCATAAGTTTCCATCATTGCTTGCTTTGTTAATTACAATATAATCTTTTTTTACAGGATAACCTAGAGCTTCGTCAAAAGGCATGTCATCAAAACCTTTATTATCAAATTCTACTTCAATGTCCTCTACAAATAATGAATTTAATTCTAAATCTTTTGTATTAATTAATTTAATTGCAGTTCCAACTCCTTCTACATACCATTCTCCTTCGCCATATATTGCTGGAAAAACATTACCAGCAAATTCAACTTTCATACCATTAGAAAACTTCCAACCCGAACTTGTTTTATAATTTTTTTTACCAATTACTTCTTTTTCAACATTTATCGCTGTATTTTCTATAATATCATAAATTTTTATTGTGCCTGATAAATTAGGATCATCTTTTGATATGTAATATAAAACATCAGGAGCATTGTCTGGAATAGTAAACTCAATTATACCTTTTGATAAAAAAGGTTCATCTGTAATCAATCCATTTTCATCTTTTTTTACTAAACCATTTGTGTAGATTAATGATGTATTCTCTGTAGGTTCATTATATTCTTTTCCTGGTGTAAAGGTTTTCCTTGTAACAAATGCTATTGGATAATTAGCAGTATCGATATCAAAGACATAAGTTTGTCCTCTATAAAGAGTAATATTAGGGTTATTTGTTACCCCATCTGGTGTAAAAATATATGTAAAATTATCTGCGTTATCTTGTATTCTAACAGTATATTCACTTTCAATTTCTTTTTCTTGCCCTACTACTGTTAAGGTAATTGGTCCATTAGGTAACCAATAATAATTTCTAAAATTTACAAATTTATCCCAGTCTATATGCGGATTCCATGCATAATATTCTTGGCCATTAATTACATTATGATCAACTACTGATCCATTCTTAATTTTCAATGAATTTATAAAATCTACATAATCTGCATAATAGTTCAGATTATTTAATTCATCTTTTTGAACAATAACTGGTTCTAATTGATAATCTTGCCTTTCTTGTGTTATATCTTTTACATATATATCTTTGTTATAATCAAAAGCTCTTGCTGTTCTTCTACCATAAAAACCATTAAGTTGCTCAACTTTACCTGGCTGAATCATTTGATCTAATGTTGTAGATAGAAATTTTTGATTGTATTCTGTCCTAAAATATTTTGGTAAATGATTTACCGACTTCCTTGGTTGAGAACTATCTGCAGGAAGACTTGGTTCTGTTTGATCATTTGTAAAAGCCATCTAAAATTTTCCTTTTTATTGGGTTATTCTATTTTGTGAAATTGTTGAATTAGAAATTGTACCACCATTTAAAGATTCTGCATTGATTTCTTCAATAATCTCAACATCAGCTACTGTTGCTCCGCTAATTAATATTTCATTATCTTCAGCTCTTATCTCATATAAACTTCCAAAAGACAAATTTGGAGATCTCGGAGTTAAAATTATAGATGAAATATCGGGGGCCATTTCCTTCATTATATATGCAGTTAATTCAGACATGTAAAATGTGTCACCAAATGACCAATTTTCTATACTAAAAAATTGATTAATAATAGTAATCACTTTTGCTTTTATATCATTGTCATTGAGTACTTGATTAACATTTTTAATTATCTTAAAAATTCCTTGTAAATCGGAATGGGCTTGGCTGCCAAAAAGTACTCTATATCGAGCAGAATGATAAATTATTTGATCTGTAACAGATTTTATCCTTTCTAATGGTCCATTAAAATTTAGATATAAATCGGTAGAAGACATCGGCAATGGTTCGTTCTCTATTTTTCCTGAGATATAATCTCTAAAATCATCATCATAAGATTTTGTTAATAAATATACATCAATAATATTACTAATACTTGGATCTATTCTATTATTATAATCTGCCGCGTGTAAATATCTAAATTGTAATTTATCTCTACCTATAAATCCTTTGTAATCATTAGTTATAGAAAACGAATTTATGCTTTTATTAAAAATCTGAAAAATATTTTCAGATACAAAGTAAACAATTTGTCCATCTAAGTATTGGCTTAGAGGTCCTGTATACACTAGTCCCTTTTTTATTATTATATTAAGTTCGTCATTTGAAACATAATTATATGTTTCAACACCGTTTTTTGTAATTATTTTCTTTAGAAAAATAAAAGTAAACGGTTCATTATCTACGCTAGGTCCTACAATTTCTTGGAATAAATCTTCATCATCTGATATACCATCATCATCACTATCAAAAAAATCTACTATAATTTTTTTACTGGTTATATATCCTAATTGATCTCTATAATTATCTGTTATAGCCCAATCGTAATCTTTTGTAAATGACTGTAAATTATCAGTAGCTGTTATAGGTTTAGTATTAATTGACATAATTGAAATCTTATCTTTTGTTGTTTCACCGTTTACAGAATTGTAAATTTTATCAGATTTGTCAAAATAAAAATTAACTTCTTTTTTACTTTCAAATATAAACCTACTAGCTCTATACTCTACAGTATAAGACACTAAGTCGGTTGAAAATTTTAGCAACCAACTTGAATCTAATTTCTGCCCTGTGCTATCTCCAGATTTACCTAAACTAAAAGGTTTATCTAAATTTAAATTTTCTTCAAGAACGATTAACCATTGATCTAATACACGATCATATCTTAAGCCAAATAATTTATTAGCTGTTATTTGATCTATCATTTCAGTTTTTACATCGTCACTAATTGCTTTTGATAGAAATGGTCGTATTTCGCCTAATAATGCTCCGGTTGGTATACTATCATTGAAATATATAGGTCCACTACCGTCTTCATTTAATTCTGTTCCATCATTAAACGTTCCTACTACTTTTACCCAAAAATATGTAGTTGAATTAGGGACATTTGCATCTCCAGGTACTAATTCTCTGTTGGCATTAAAATAATATCCAGCAGGAGCAAAAAATTTAATATGCGTATTAATTTTTATAAACTGCAAAATTGATGTAGTGCTTTGGCCTATTACTTGTTTTATATTAGCTTCATTCTCTAAATACCCAGTATTTAAATTTATATTGTTTGTTACTGAAACCCATTTTATGCCTTGATCAACATAAGGTATTCTTGTAACATTAGCATAATAATAATTTTTTATTTTTTGAGTTTTAAGTAATGGATCAATTATATTATATAAAACATTTTCAATTTCTGTCAAATTTCTATAATTAAATGAAATCTTATCTACAAAAGATTCTTGATATAGTATACCATCTGTACCATAGACATTTGTTTTACTATAAGCACCTGTTGCATCTGTCAAATCAAAATATCTAGATATACCACTAGATATTCTGTTAATGCTTTTTGCTTTAATAATTTGATTATTAGACAATAGAGGGCCTATTTGATAATCTTCTGCAGTAATTAATCTATTCTGAGTATAATAACTCATAGGAGCTAATTTCCTAATAGATTCATTACCTTCGCTCACTGAACTATTATTAACTGTATACTGTAATTCTAACACTAAAGATAAAGTTTCTAACTTATTACTTGCACTAATATATTCTATATCTAAACCAATACCTAGCATATCTCTAGGTGTTATTACTAAATTTTGATTCCTACTTGTCCTATAATAAATTCTAAAATTTCCTTTTGGCAAATCTCCAAAAATTCCATCAGAAAATATCAAACTTATCCTATCATTTACCCTGGTTAAAACTCCATAGATAGTACGAATATTTTTTGCAACATCATTGTAAATTATATTATTACCTTCTATTGAATCTACCTTAGTCCATAAAGTATCTAAATCCGTATTGTTTGAAAGACTGTATAACCAAACATCATCGTTGTTAACATTAATTGCATCTACAGTTACTAATTGATTTTGACTAGGAGTTACAACTTCAAAATCGCCATAATCCATTGTTCCTTGTTTAAATAGACAAAAAAAACCTGTATTCGGACTATTAGGTCCAACACCATCTTCTCTGTACAATATTTTAAATTTATTGCCCGGTGCCGGTGCATCTTCAGCTATACTTCCATTAATATCTGCTGGAACAATTTCGAAATCATAGCTTGACCCGTCTAATGTTTTTGAAATTGTAAACACAGGTAAAACTCCTAAATCAGGACTATTAATCCTATATATAGATGTATCTATACCTGCTATCATTTCGTTCTTTAACGGTGAGCCAAACAAATTTATGTTATCAAATGCTAAATTACATACTTTTATAAATTGCTCATACCAATTAGGATTACTAGGATCGTTCCATACAATATTCTGATTACGCAATGATAAATTGTTTGAGTCTGTAACAGTTTCTGTTGTTCTAACACTTGTTATTTTTAATAATCCATTGGCACCTACGTTCCTTTTGGGATTATAACTTAACAATCTAGCTAATCGTAAAATACTTTCTCGTCTTTCAGCTAATTCAAGAAAATTTTCTCTTGCATTTAAATCAACTCTAAATGACAAATTTTGTCCCAAATAAGCTATTAAATCAATTAAGGCAATATACTCTGAGCTTTGAATATAATCATTAAAGTCTTCAGGGTAATTTTCTCTTAAATAACTTATCATAACTCTCTTTAAACTTTCAAAATCATAACTTTGAAAATCTGCTGTTTGATAAGTTTGATAAATTCTCTTCCAATCTTCAGCTACTAACAATCTATTTTGTCTATCAGTAGATGCCATAAACTATTCCTTATATATCTTATATCTAATATTTATTTCAACTTAAAATACCCTTTTAATTCGCTAAAAAACCTATATTTCTGTCAAAATTTAGTTGCATACTTTCTTGAATATTGTAAGGCAAGTACACTAAATTACACTCGATTTGTATGCCGGATTCATACTCATCTATTACAACTGAACTTACCGAAACTCTAGGATCGCTATTAATTATATCATTTACATTTTCAATTATTAAATTACGCAATGTTGGAGTAACAGGTTCAAATAAAACATCCCACACTATTGTTCCAAATTGTAAATTACTCAAACATTCGCCTTGTCTTATATGAAAATGATTAATTATATCTTGCTTAATTAATGCTATATCGTATAATACGATATTTGTGTTTTCAGGATTAGCTGTGCTTATACCTCTGTAAATTTTTGTTCCAGGAGTAAAATTTTTTGTACTATTTTTACTTTTTACGTTAACTTCTTGATAAATAGACCTATCTTTAAACATTACCTACCTTTCCTAAATGTGTCCTCTTGAGCACCACCTTTAAATATTAAAGGTGTTTTAATTTCTTCTTGTTCATATTTTATTGCAAATTCGCATGCATCATTTATAGAATTTGTACTATCTGTTTTGTCTGGATAAAAAACTTGCGGCTTTAAATTTTCATGACTTAAATATGGCTCATGCATAGGTATTCTAATTGGTATATAAGCATGATGAGCACATTCTGGTAATAACGCATCTTGCGCATCTGTGGCTGAATCCGCAGATGCTCCGTCAGACCCTGTAGCAGATCCGCTTCCGAAATTTTGGATTTGGCTCATATTATTAACAGGTGCATTATATTCATTAGTTCCTCCTGCTGTAACATAATTTGTGCCTCCTGCTTTAATATGATTAGCTGCACTTGCAGTTATAAAATTATTTGATGCTTTGACAACTGCATTTGAGCTAGCTAAAATTTTCATATTTGCTCCAGATTTTAAATTCATATCTGATGCAGATTCTTGAAAAAACTTATCACCTGCTTTTTGATCAAAAGTGGTATCAGCAAGATGGAATGTTGCTTGATTAGAATGCTGATGGATATTTTCTTTTGCAAGCAAAAAGAAATCTCTATCAAATGTTGCATGTCCGTCTTG